TATCAATATCGATGTAATTTGTCACAGTACCTGTGACTGCAATTGCTGTAGGACCGTACGGATACCAATAGTACTCTTGATAGTTTATAAACTTATCAATGTTAATTGGAGGCAAAAATGATGAATATTTTTCTGAGAAAATCTTGTTATGGTTAAGAGTATTAACTCCGTATGTCTGTAACGTCTCTACTAGTTCGTCATAAAAGAATAAGTTTTCACTTTTTCCTGTAGTTGTATTAATTGTATTAACTGCAGGGCTTAGTCCGTAAAACTTTTTAATTGTTGTTGGCTCAGCAAGGAACTTACCAGAGACATTAACATCGTCACTGCTAGGAGAGCCTATGTAGCCTTGTATAGAATCGACATTTGCTTTACTAAATAATTGCTCTACTGTACTTTCGAAAAAGTTTTTAATAGCAGTCGTTTGAAGGACTGCTGGCAACTTTTGATACACTTTCTTTTCAGACATTTATTATGATCCTAATGTTTGGTTATCTAATCTACTTACAATTTCTATGTCGCTAACTGTAGCGGTGCTTATGAATAGCTCATTTGGTTCTGCTTTAACTTGGAACATCTCGCCAAACTTTCCTGTACTATTTTTAGGTAATATAACAATACTTCCTATGCTACTGCCTAGTTGTTGATGAATGTATGAGCTTAATTCAGTAAAGTAAAAAGACTCACCAAATTCCCAATTAGTTACAGCAAAGTATATATTAATAGCATTAATAACTTTAGCTTTCAGTTCGTTGTCACTGATTTGATCTGACAACTTAATAACTTTAAACTTTGCTTGGCAAACTGTTTCTGCAGAAGAGCCAAATAATAATTTAAACTTGGCACTACGATACACTAATGTATCACTGGCAGTTTTATAAGAATCTAATGACGCAAACTCTGACGATAACTCGTCACTGGTAGGTTCAAGTGGGAAAGTACCAATTTGTCTTGCTTGCCATTGTAAAACGTTTGTGTAATAACTTGTAGTTAGCACTATCATCTCAACAACGTTACTGATACTTGGGTCAATTCTAACATCATTCGGTGCTACATGATTCCAACGTATTGTTCCTGGTGTAATGAAAGGTGCCGCTGTATTCTGTGTTTTGCCTCTGCCATTTCTAACAAAGTAGTCGGTTGTTAAACTCAACTTAACCTGGGTTAAGGAAGTACTTAATGGTGTTAGTTGATACGTTTTCATGTCGTCTGCTGTTGTAACAATTAAGCCTTTTGTGTTAACTAAATTTTCAAACTGTTCTGCAACAGTTTTATTTTTAACAACTATCCATTGCGAACTGCTTAACGACACATCTTTTCTATATGATGTAGGCGACACAGTATCTCTTGCATCGTTAACTAACAATGCATCTTCTCGTCTGAAATCTCTGATAACACCTGTGTAAGGCTTATCGTACTGGTACCCGTCAAAGTCTGTGTAATATGAAAAGAACACATAGTCAGTGGTGTCAACATATTCTAAAAATTGTATTGGCCTGTCAGGTACTAAGTCGTTGTCAGTGTCTAGTGGCGCAACAATAACTTTTCTGTTATCAGTATATCCATCTGTTTCTTTGAAACTGTCAACCACTTCCCATTCGATAGGTTTATCTAATTTCTCTCGGCTGTTTTCGTAATGAACAACAATCTTATCTCTGTAAGGAGGATTTGCAGAACCGTCTCTAGAGTAATGATAGTCGCCATTCTGTACTCTAGCATATTCTAATTTTCCTACACCAGTAACTGTGTCGTATGATTTTAAATGCAGTCTACCTAAGTCCGGTGAGCCATCTTGTGATGCTCCATCTGTTCCCCATGATTTAACTGTTTCATCTATTCCTGCACCTGTTCCAGCAACACCACTAGCAGTAACAACTTGAGCTCTTGATTTAAAAATCTTTTCTGTGCCCGGTTTTCCTTCGTTAGGTACTTGTCGATATACTATGTAAGGTATAGCTTCTGTAGTATCAACAAAGTTTATACCAAATGTTGCATTGTTAAACGGTACTACAATTTTGCTAGGTAAACTTTGTATAGTGCCGATGTTGTTTGCAATGACTACATTTGTTTCTGAAGTAATGCCACCTACTTGATGATAAGTGTTTAGTGTTACTATTGCTTCGTCAACATATCTATTATTAAGAACTTGATCGGCAACAGTTGCGCCATAAGTTTTAAGTAGACCAAAGTTACTAATCCATTGTGTGTCAACATCGGTTGCTTTTGTATCTCTAGTTCTTAATGGTAGATTAATTGTTAATCCAACTGGTGTTATAGCAATACCTTCTTGTAAATTAGTCCACTTTGTTCCGCTCCACTCAAATGTTTCTGATGTGCCCGGTTTAGTATTTGTGCTAGTAATAATAATTGTGTCTTTGTTGCTTCGGTTATCACTGCCTAATGTTTTTACTGACTTGACATTATAAAACTTGAGGTCTGCTTCACTTTGTACAACGTATTCCGCTCCACGTATTGTCATTTTGTACTTGTAGTTGTTAATATCAATAGCACTATATTCCATTAGTATAACCCAGCTGTTTGGGCCTGCTTGTACGGAATCTAAACTATAACTGCCTGTTTTACTTGCAGTTGTAAGCTCTGTACTAGGTATTTTATACCAAGTATCAGTTTGTAAGTTGTAGCCTATGCCAAATGTTTCTCTATTTGTAATTGCTGTTTCAAAGCCCGATGCTCCGCCTATCTCTGCTGTGCTAAACAGTTTTCTCATTGAGACGATAACTTCCCGTACTTCCCAGGATGCATCAACTTCATCACTTAATGTGATAGGTCCGACACTAGTACTTAATCCTGCACTTAGGGCTCCGGCGTTTTCTATGTTAACAATCCTTACCCATTTATAGCCTGCTAAATCTGACGGGTCAACAAATTTTAAGAATGTGTTTTCTTTAAACATTGATGTTGCTACTAACGTGTTAACTAAAACATTTCTGTTACCATCTGTGAATTGCTCGCTGATATAACCTGTCTTGCTTGATTCTGATAACGGTAATGGATTCCACACAACAGCATCTTGTGTTTCGTACCTAAAGTTTGCATAAGCGCCGCCACTTGCAGTATCGGTCCAAACATTTCGCATTTTATAATAAACAAAGTTATTAACTCTTCTATCCTTTAATGCAGAAGGAATAACACTAGCAACAACCTCTAAAGCCGTTGTAGCATCGTTAACTGTAATTTCTGCGGTATAGTTACTTTCGTTTGCATAAACAAATGCATCATCGGCAAACGTATCAATATTGTGATATGTGCCTGTCGGGTCGTTAAGATCGATATAACGACTATGTCCTGAATGTGTTCTGTTTATTGCTTTAATTTTTGTTACATTACTGCTTTGTGTTTCTGGAAACACATTATAGTCTTGAGCACTGACCATTCTATTTTGTGTGTAGAATGTTTTAGGAGCTCTATCTTTAATTGCCGCTAAACTTTCTGCAGGACTACTATTGCCTACATTGTATTGTAACCCGTAAGTTACTGATAAGTTATATTGTTTACCAGCTTCGTTTGTATAAGGTATTGATATTGTTAAACCTTTAGCTTCTTCAGGATTCATAGTGTATCTTGAAGGATCACTGGTCCTGTACCATAGTCTATAAATGCCGGTAGGCACATTGCCGAATTCACCGTCTGGGAAACGCAATCTTATTCCGTTGCTGTCGCCTATGTTTTCCACAGAGTATAAATTTCTCGAGTCTAAACTTTTACTGTTATAGTTTAAAGTTTGGCCTACTGTGTTAGGAATTTTTTCCCACTTAGAAATTACTTGACCTGTTGTAGATACTTCTTGCAAGTATACATCTGATTCATTTATGTTTTCTACTGCTAGATCTTGTATTCTGCTTTCAACTGGTGTTGTATAATTATAATCTGTAAATGCTAAAGAACCTTGTCTAAACATTACAAAGAACCCAGTGCCTTTACTGCTTGCGCCTTTACCATCGTTTCTATAAATTAGATTAAATAGGTTTAATGGATCAGGGTGTCTCTCATAAAAATGACTGTTATCTTTAAAATCTGGATTAACAATATTAAATTGCTTGGTTGCTCCATTGATTTTCATTGCATTGTTATATGTTATAGGTGAGTTATACGGTGTATTAATTTGGTATAGCTCAGTGGCAACATTGTTTACTGTTCCTGCCTTAATAGGCGATGAGAACTGATTAGTGTTGCTCATTGCAGAGTTTAGTATTGTAATAAACTGCTCGTAGTTGTCTGAATTATTTACATCATCCCAACTGATTGTTTTATTCATTAGGTCAATGCCCGAACTGTCTCTAAGAGGTTCGGATGTTCTTACACTAGTAAGTTTCATTAAACCACTAGCAGGAATGTTTCTTTTAGGATTGTAGCCTAACATTCTTGCAAGTTTAAATACTGAGTCTTTTCTTTCTGCTGTTTCTAAAAAGTTTTCTCTGGTGTTAACATCCATTCTAAATGCCAGTGATTGTGACAGATATGCTAACAATTCTATAATTGCTATAAACTCTGAACTTTCAATATAATCATTAAAGTTTTCTGGGAAATTTGTTTTAACGTAGTCAACCATTGCTCCACGCATGGTGTCAAAGTCGTATGCTTGATAATTTACCTGACTGTATGCCTTATAGGCAACTTTCCAATCTTCTGCGGCAAATAAATTGTTTTGTCTACTTTTAGCCATTAACTGATACCTTCTTCCATTTGTTGAGTATAAGTTAGGTATAATGTCTCAACCGAATTAAACGGTATCACGTCAATTATAACTTCAGCACTTATAGAATTATCTAATACAAGCACTTTTACTTCTTTCTCACTGACCCGTGGGTCTCTGTTTAATATTCTTTGTATATCTTCCTTTGCAAGTTTTTCAACTTCGCTAGTTGCTGGGTCCATTAATAAGTCCCATATAATACATCCAAAGTTTGGTCTCATTACACGTTCGCCCTTTTTGGTGTATAGTTCGTTTTGTAGATCGCGGAGTACTGTTTCAGCGCCAGTTGTAGTAAACGGTGCTTTTGTTTTACCTATTGTGTTAAATCCTATTAATCTAGCCATACTGTTATTTATCACATTCATTATAACAAGTTTTAATTTACCAAAAAGGGTACGAACCTACACACAATATGCTTAAATACAAGTAAGCACATTCTTTGTGTGAAACAAACGATATACATTATCGTTCCATGTAAACCCACGTGCAAGGGGATATGAATGCGTCATCTTTCAAACGTGTTTAATGAAATTTGGGCAGTTGCTGAAGAGCATAACCGATCAGGTAATCGTTTTATTAAGATTTACGAATCTAAGAAACGGTACGTTACATTTGGTATCTACGATTCCAAGAGCAAGCGTTTTTGTATATTTAATACAATTAATCTTGTTGGTAACTTTCGGTATAACTCGAAGATTGTTCCACCTGAGTTCACTGAAATGCGAAATTTAGTTAACTCATAGAACCAAGGGCAGTGGACTCTGCCCTTGTTTCACCTGTCTTTTTGCCATTTAAGTGTAAATAGTACTATGCAAAATCATGAAACTACAGAAGCAGAACTTTATAGAAAGGCTGTTATTACGCTCGAAAGCAAGGTAAGAATTTTAGAAAACGAAGTTGCAAAAGAGCAGGAAATGAAGTATACTGCTTATAAAAGAATTGCAGAGTTAAATTCTGAAATTAATGCATTAAAGTGTGAATAGTTAAGCAGGACCGTCTACTGAGGTCTTTTTAACATAAAACTCTTCACGTTTAGCCGCAAGCATATCTGCTAATACTCCCCACGGGACACCACCATCTGGCATATCGCCTAAGTTTATATCCATTTCATCTGGTGACTGGAATAGCTCTGCTTCATAACGTCGTTGTGCTACCAGTACAGGATCTATTTTGCCGCCCGGTTTATCTAGTACCCATTTCTGCATTTCCTTAGCAACGTTCCTGTGTTGCGATGGGTTGTTAAGTAATACTGCAACTTTACTACCTGCAAACACTTCTGGACTAATACTGTGAGCAAAACTAGTAACAGCAAGTTTACCGTTATCATGTAACGGTACTTTTATATCATTTTCTATAGTACTATATGTTTTGTTCATATCTGCAACTAACCCCAGTGTTGCACCCACAGGCCCAATGCCGCCACTAAAGTCTACAAGTTTGTTCCCAAAAGCATCTTCAAATATCATTTCGCCATCAACTGGCATTGTGATACCATTTTCTTTTAAAATTCTTGCTAGATCTGTTGCATCACTGGCAACTGCTATTGCACTATCAATTAATCCTTGCATCTCTCCCATTTGGCCTTTTAATAACTCTAAGTCAAATCCAAGTTGATCTAATCCGAACTGATTAAGTTGTGCCTGTAATGCTGATAGTTCTTTTTTCAAACCTATTATTTTTTCCGTTAATGCATTTGATGTCTGGAAACGAATAGGGGGTAATGCGGCTTTTATACCAGCAATTAATCCACCGAGCCCCATTATTTCTAGTAGCTTTGAAGCATTCATTGTAGAAAAATTGTTTAGTACTCCTTCCATTTTATCAAAACCTGGAATTGCATCTCCCAGTTCATCTGTGAGAGCATCAGTGGCGGCACCTAGTGGATCTGCCGCCGCATCCATTGCCAGCTGAGCATTACTTACAGCAGAATCAAATGCCGCTGTTCCTTGTGTGATAGCTTCGTTAACTCCAGATATTACTTTGCCAGCGGCGTCTTTGTAGTTTGTGCCGACTTCGGAACCTGTTTCAGTTTGTACTGTAACCGGTTTTGTAGTTGCTGGATCAACACCATCCGGAGGAACCATACCACCATCGGGTACACCTTCAGTAACTGCGTCAATTGCCGAAGGTGTCTTTTCTGATTCTGCTATGGGATCAGCGTTAGCATGAGCCTGGTACGGTTCTTTTGTAAGCATTGCTGTTACAATAGACTGTATGTCATCTACTTTGCCTGTTCTTTTCCCTGCGGTCGGCGCCATTGGCTCTGGCGCGGATGCTTCTGCATCAGCATCGTCTGTCGGCTGTTTAGCAGGCTTGTTCTCTGGGTCTTTCCACTCAGGCGGTTTCACTGCCGCATCTTTAAATGTGTTTGTGCCTAGCTGTGGCGCAGTGCCGGCCACAACCGCCGGGATAGGTAGTATTGCTGGCGCACTATTTAACTGTACTGAAGCAGTGCCTTTAATTGCTGTTATGGCTGTCGAACTAATTGTTGCGCCGAGCATACCGCTTGCTAAGAATGACCCTACTCCGGTTGCTATCATCGATATTCCAGAGCCCCAAGGTACCGATACTCCGGCTGTAAATACATCTAACTTGGCGGCAGTTTGGGCAATTCTTCCTGCGGCACTAAGGTCCAAGTCGCCGCCTACAGCAGTTAGTTGTGCTCCACGCTGGCCTAGTGCAGACCATTCTCCTGCCGCTTCAAATCTTATATTGCCACCTACTCCAAGAGCTGGTAAACCCAAGGCTCCAAGAGCATTTATACCTGCATAGTCACCGGTGGCTAATCTATCGCCTGCGGCTTTTACATGTACATTTTGTCCAGCTTCTATGTTAATGTTCTTATCTGCTCTGAGATTTAAGTTACCTTCTGATCTCATGTTAATTGAACCGTCACTGAATAAATTTATGTCTCCATTTGATGCTAATTCAAACCATGCATTACCACGATTGTTAATCATGTATATTGACCCAGTTGTGTCGTCCATCAAGATTTGATTGCCGCCTTTTGAACGCAACCTAATCATTGAACTAGTTGGGTGGTCATCCATTACAAAACTGTGGCCACCTAATCTCAACTTATCATTTGCTGGATCTTTTGGTCCTGGTGTTAAAAAGCCAAAGACCTGGCTAGGTGATTCTCTTCTTGCTCCACTGAAGCCTGCACCTCTTAATGGGTCATTAATTAATCCTTGTAATACAATGGCTTTTGCTATACCTGTGTGAACGGGTCTAACAGCATCGTTGTGAGTTTGCTTTTCATCTCTGGCATTTTTTTCTTTAACAGGCATCATTATACTAGGGTCTGTATAATTTAGACCTCCAGGATTACCAGGTACCATGTGTTGCATCCTGTCTGGATACAAGCAACTTATTACAAATCCTCTTTTTGCATTGCCGTTAGCAAATGCTACTAAGACCAAGTTACCAATGTCTGGCGGAACCATCCACATGCCGTAACTGGTTCGAGTTTGTGATGACGAAGAAATATCTGTGCCTGTGCCATCCATTTCTGTTGCGCCTGCAAAAGGCGAAGTAAATTGTACATTAAAATGAGAAGTTGTCTTATCTTTCTCACCATCAAGTGCTTCTATGAATACTCTTACCCGGCCGGCTCTTGTATAATCTTTAGAGTCAACTATTTGAGCCACATATATATGACCTAATTGTTTTTTACTCAGTGCTACATAGGCCGCATCGTCCCTTGAGTCTTTGGTAAATCGTGTTTTGTTTACATCAACCATTATGTTCCGTTGTCCTCTGTTCCAATGCTATCAATATTTTCCTCTCGTTCAGCCGCCAGCTTTGCATCAGCAATTTCTTTATCTTTTATTGCCTTGGCTTCTTTCGCCGCCAGTCTAATTTTTGCAGGATCAGTTGGCACAATTCTCTGTGCCATAACATCTACTGTGTATACGCCACCTGAAAAGTTATTGGTGCATTTCACTAATCTATAAATTCCACCAAAGGACCTAGATTCGCCGTCGCCTTTCCAGTAACCACTATTTAGTGGACTGTCTTCATCTCGCCAGTCCATATCGAATGTCTTTGGCGAGCGTATGCTTAAATAAAAATGATTGTCGTTTTTGTTAAAAACAGCACTTTCTTTGAGATCATCATCGGTTGGGTTGACTGTGTCTGTGCCTAAATACCACGGATCTCCCCTCAGCGACATGTCTAAACTTATTAGAAATCCTAAATCATTTGAATGCTGGCTTGCAATAACACCAAATAAACTATTTTGTAAACTACCTTTCTTGATAGTGGCTGCCTGTGGGCCAGTTTCTGTTTCCAGCACAGATGTTATAATTCTAGGCTTGACTCCTTCGAACCCTGCCATTTTTATTTGTTCTTCGCTTAGTTGTAAGTATCCTAACTCAGCAACTTCGTCTGCTGTTAGTGGTGTTTCTAGAGGATTAACTAAGTCAACAGAGTAATTAACTCCTTTTAGGTCAGGATTATAATCGGTAAATGATTCCATGGCCACTGGCTTCTCAATTTTGTTATCAGCTAGTGTCTTTGCGGTATCTGATTGTTGTATTGCATCTTCTAGTGCTTTCCTGTCTACATCACTCTTCCCGCTTAACGCACTTTTTACCGCGTCTTCACCAAGTCCAGAAATATCTGCTAATGAGTCAATGAACCCGCTAGCGGCACCAACTGTATCTCCTACTTGTCCTACTAGTGCTGTAACATCATCTAGGAAACTAGAAAATTGTTCTGCTAGGTTTGCCTTTTCTGTTTTGTTAGTAACAGCCTCAAGTACGCCTTCTGCAGTCACATCTTCTCTGATGCCAACTGATCCTGCTATCAGACTCTGTGCATCAGCACCTGCACCAAGGGCACCGCCTTTTGGTGGAACTAATAGTGCAATACCTGTGTCGTATTTGATGTCTAGATTTAATATTTGGTCGTTTAGGCCCGTAAACAAGTAATGGTATGATTTTTTAATACCACCCGTACCGATTATAGCATTGGCTCTGTCTACATAGTTTTCTTCTGTTATAGTGCCTTCGTCTGTGTCTACTATAATATCATTTCTCGAACTCTTATATAGTGTAGGTTTATATGTAATTTTGTATGCATACGCATGCCTAGTTGAATCATACTTTAATTGCTCTACAGATGCATGCATTTTAAACCAAGTAACGTATGCTTGATCCAGCTTACATGGTGTTGCTGGATCATCCAAGTCTCCTTTTCTTGATATTTTTGTGTAAAATTCTTCGTTCATAGCTAACAATACGCCGAAATATTTTTCTATAGTCATGCCTTTTGGTGCTTTTATATTGTCGCCTTCAATAAGGCTCTCTTGTTCCTCACCAGAGTCCTCAGGCGAGTCTGCAACGGCTTTGCCGTGTTCTACTGCATCAGCAATAGCAAAAGCATCGTTTAGCTGTCTGTTAGTATCTTCTACATCTCGGTCGGTATTAGTAAACACCTTTTCATCGCTAATTATAGTGTCACTGCCCTGCCCCGAAGAATCGGTGCCTATTAACTCGGTCAAGTCAAACACAAATTCATCTGGTACTAAGTTAGTAGCCGACTCTTTGTGGTAAGCATTTAATTGATCTGTTAATGAAGCAACATGTTCCGTTATGGTTTTTCCTGATGTATTAATAGGAGTTGGTAATTTAAATAGCGGATAAGTAAAAGCATAGTTTGCCATAGGCTTAGTTTCAATGTTATACACACTGCCGCTACCATTGATTTCAACATTAACTCTAGTAAGGTGTAATTTCCATCTGTAAGGTCTAGTTATTTGTGCAGGCTTTCCACTTTCTTCACTGTCTTCATCTTCTATGTCTGCTGTATATCCTTTAAAAGAAATTTCTAAAAACATGATAGGCATAGAATCAGCTTCTTGTCCTAGGTATGCTCTTGTTAATTGAAGTTGGTCTAGAAACGTTGCGGCACCAGGTTGAGTTATAGTAAAATCAATTGCTACTGAATTTGGGCCGTCAGTCTGTGACAGTGTTTGTACGGTGAGGTCATCAATTGTGGTTGTTGTAACACCTGTTTGTGCAAGCACAACGATGTCTGCTGGGTTGCCTGTTAGCGATTCATCAAAAGAAGAAACGCCCGATGTTGCATCTTCAGTTTTTTGTTTAGACATCATGTACAATTTGAGATTATAATTTGGTGATGCAAAACTGTCGAGGACATTGCCGTATACTGTGCCTACGTACGGATCTTCTATTACTGGTATGTTAGCCGGATTAAATTCTTCCATATTAACCTGATATATTTGTTATAGTAGAGCTTGCTGGTAATTGTATGATTGTGCCCACTGTAAAGTCCCCAAGAGGGTCTTTTAAAATATCTGGATTCCTGGCGGCAAACACCCACCATAATGCAGTAGTGTTGTACAGCACATAAGCTAGTTTATCTGGTCTTTCTTCGTATTCTGCTGTTATTGTATAAGTTTCATCATTAATACTTTTACCAATAATCGGCAAGTTAGGATTGGTGCCAAGGAATTGGCCATCAAGTTCTTTTGCATTTCTTAGAAAACTACTATTTTTATATTTAGCCATTAAATAAACCCATCCTTATATGCATCGCCACTTGTTAATGCTTCTAGATTAAACTTTCTTCTAAGTTTCTGTGGTGTGTATGTTGGTTCTAAGTTAACCATTATGTTACAACGTGTAGGCACATAAGTAACTGTGTCATTTACTTTTACAGGCACATAATCAACTTCTTCTGCTAGTGCAATGTTATAACTTGTTACTACAACCGGCACTTTGTTAAACATATGATCGCCGAGATAATCAAATAGTAACACAGGAGGCGGTGTTCCATACATGCCGCTCTGTACTGCTGAGTCTCCGTAAAAACCTTTGCCACATATTTTTAAAAACGTAAATACTGCTAACAAATATCGTGCTTCGTAAATGTCGTTTGCTGACCAATCACTACTTATAGGAAGCATCGGTGGGGTACTATTTTCAAATGTATTAATTTGATAGTTCATACCTTGTAGGTGCGTTTGGTTATAATTTGTTTGTCCTTGTAGCATGAGACTAGGAGTATATTGCCAAACCATGCCGCCAGACTCTTCAATAGGTCTGAGCATGTAATCAGCTTTGTCATTTTTAGATTTTTGATAAAACTGAGATTCTCCGCCCTTTTTAGGCCGTAGTCTCGCTCGCCAATCTGTTGATTCGGATAATGTCTCATCTTGCTGGATGGTTGACTGTACTTGTGCCATCTGTTCGGCGTCAACTAATAACTTAGCAATTCTTGTATTAATGTCTGCTTCTGTAAAAGCAGTATTTGGATTACTTGGTAACCCGTATCCAGGGAACGCAGAACCTAGCATCCTGTCAAAGAACGTTTTTGCAGTCGGGTGCAGTTTACCGCTCGCTTCTGCTATCTTGTTATTTAACAAACTGTTGAATGCATTCTTTCCTTTACTAAACAAAGCCATTGTTATCTCCTATAGTTGTATTTATCATAATCATTAAACGCTGTTTTAATATTTCATAATAAATGCAAATTCCACTTGACTTTTGTTAAGTATAGTATATAATATGTGTTTACAATTGATTATCTGGAGAAATTATGGCTGCACCAAAAAAGGTTAATTACCTTAACAATAAAGATATACTCAAAGAAATACACAAAAGCAAGATGAGTTTTTGTTGGTTATCTGATGAGAAGTACTTCCAAAATGACATTATAGTTAATAATGTTTCGGAAATTACCCCGCAAGTAGTATTGCAAGCAAAGGAGAATCAGGCAAATAGAATGCAAAGTGAAGCCTACGCAGAAGCAATGTTGGCACACGGCACAGGTGACTACAGAAATAAGCCAAAGCAAAAAGAGTTTGCAATAGACCTTGATACTATAACCGACGAAGATGTAACATTTCGAGTAATGTGCATGGAACATATTCCGTTAGAGTTTGGTAGAAAGAAAAACCCACGCAACGAAGCAGAAACTAAAGCAAAGGTTAACTATCCTCCATTCAAGCACTATGCATATCAAAACAACGAGCTTAAAGAGGTTGCTAGAAGTCACTGGGAAGGCAGTTTAAGTAATGGTCACTTTGATCCGCATTCTGGCAGAATTACAAACAAGTTAGGAACTATGTTTTTAAAACTTGTTGAGAGGTTCAGTCATAGAGCAAACTGGAGAGGCTATACTTATGTAGACGAGATGCGTGGACAAGCATTAGTGCAGTTAAGCCAAGTAGGGCTACAGTTTAATGAAGCAAAGTCAGACAATCCTTTTGCATATTATACTGCCGCAGTTATTAATAGTTTTACTAGGGTATTAAACTTAGAAAAGAGAAATCAAAGCATTAGAGATGATATTTTGATTGAACAAGGGCACTTACCTAGTTACAGTAGACAAATTAAACACGAAACAGAAATGAGAATACTGCGTGAATCAATGGAATCGGACAAGAGCGACGAAGGAGCATTTGATTAATATATGCCCAATCTCTTTAAACATGCCGCGTGTTTCACGGATATTCATTACGGCTTAAAACAAAACAGTAGATTACATCTACAAGACTGCGAACGATTTATTGACTGGTTTATTGCAGAAGCAAAAGCTAGAAATTGTGAGACTTGTATTTTCTTAGGCGACTGGAATCATCAGAGAGCCAGTGTTAATGTTGCGACAATGAATGCCGCAATTAAAGACCTTAAGAAACTTAATGATGCATTTGAAACTGTTTATTTTATAACAGGTAACCACGATTTATATTATCGTGACAAACGAGAACTTAATAGCATCGAGTACGCTAGAGATCTTTCAAATTTTGTCATGGTTGATGAACCGTTTGAACAAGGTGATGTATCTATACAACCGTGGCTAGTAGGCGACGAGTGGAAAACTCTTGCTAAGTGTAAAGCAAAATACATGTTTGCACACCTAGAGTTACCTTACTTTAAAATGAATGCTCTTGTAGAAATGCCAGACCATGGCGGCCTTAAAGCAGAGCATATATCTGGTCCTGATTATGTATTCAGTGGACATTTTCATAAACGACAGTACAAAAACAATATACATTATATAGGCAATGCTTTCCCGCATAACTATGCTGACGTAGGAGACTCTGACAGGGGTGCTATGTTCTTAGAATGGGACAAGGAACCTGTGTATGTTAACTGGACAGCATGTCCAAAGTATAAAGTATTCTCCCTTAAAGAGTTACTTGATAACCACGAGACATTGCTCGACAAGTATACTTATGCACGAGTAAAACTTGATATAAGTATTAGTTACGAAGAAGCAAACTTTATTAGAGAAAAATTTGCAGAACAATATAATGTACGAGAACTGCAACTTATACCAATTAAAGCAGAAGAGGAAGCATACGAAGGCGGTGAGATTGAATTTGAAAGTGTCGACAAAATTGTTATTACTCAACTAGAAACTATCGAATCAAACACCATTAACAGAGACAAATTAATTCAAATTTATAATGGAATAGAAACCTAGTATGTTAAAGATTAAAAACATATCTGCTAAAAACTTTATGAGTGTTGGTGCTCAAACGCAAGCTGTAAATTTTGACAATGTTAACCTTACACTGGTGTTAGGTCACAACTTGGACATGGGTGGCGATGGCAGTAGAAACGGCACAGGCAAGACTACTATTATTAATGCACTCAGTTATGCACTTTACGGTGAAGCATTAACAAACATTAGGCGAGACAATCTAATCAATAAAACCAACGGTAAGGCAATGATGGTTACTGTTGATTTTGAAATAAACAGCATTAATTACAGAATTGAAAGGGGAAGACGCCCTAACATTTTACGATTGTTTATAAACGGTACAGAACAAGAAGACCAAGAGCAACAAGGCGACAGCAGAGAAACACAAAAAGACATAGAAAAGATTATCGGTTTCCCGCACTTAATGTTTAAGCATTTAATTGCATTAAACACTTACACTGAGCCGTTCTTGGGCATGAAAGCAAACGACCAACGTGCAATGATTGAGCAGTTACTTGGCATCACCGAGTTAAGTGAGAAGGCTGAGGTTCTTAAAGAACTAATGAAGCACAGTAGAGATGGTATCAAGGAAGAAGAAATAAAGATAACTGCAATAGAATCAAGCAATAAGCGTATTGAACAAAACATAAAAGAAATTGCAAGCCGAAGCAAGGCTTGGTCAAAAACATACAAGGACAAAATAGACACAATGTCTACTTCTATTAGCACATTGATGGAAATAGACATTGAGTTAGAGATTCAGAACCATAGAAGTAATGCAACTATAACAGAGCAATCAACTATTGCTAGTACATTAACTAGTGACAAAAACAGATCTATTACTTCGATGAATAGAAGTAATACAACTATTGCTGAGTTAGAAAATAACTTAGTAAAGGCAAAAGAAGGAGTGTGTCCTACGTGTGAACAAGGTACAGCACATTTAAGCACACACGAAGAGTACACCAATGATATAGAGAACAAACTTGCGGAAGAAATAGTTTATAGAGACGGCTTAGTACAGAGAATTGCTGATATCGAAATAGCAAAAGCCGAAGTAGGTAACATTCCTGGTACCGTGGATACATTTTATAACGACCTAGAAGGTGCGTTAGAACATAAGCATAATTTAGAAACACTAGGTCAACAATTAGAAGAAAAAACAGGCGATGTTAATCCGTATGATGAACAAGTTGAAACTTTGCGTAACACAGGCATGCAAGAGATTGAGTTTGAAACTATTAACGACCTAACATACTTAAAAGATCACCAAGAGTTCCTATACAAATTGCTTACCAGTAAAGACAGTTTTATTCGTAAACGTATTATTGATCAAAACATATCTTACTTAAATCATAGGTTGGCATATTATCTAGAGAAGTTGGGCTTACCACATGATGTCAAGTTTGCTAGTGATTTAACAGTTGAGATCACTGAGTACGGCAGAGACTTAGACTTTGACAACTTGAGCAGAGGTGAGCGTAACAGACTTATACTTGGACTTAGTTGGGCATTCAGAGACATCTACGAAAGTCTAAACCACCCAATGAACTTGATGTGTGTCGACGAGCTAATCGATAGTGGTATGGACTCTACTGGTGTTGAAAATGCACTGGCTATACTTAAAAAGATGAATCGAGAGCAAGGTAAAAACATTCTGCTCATTTCTCACAAGGAAGAGCTAGTAGGTCGTGTAAATAATGTTCTAACAGTGGTTAAGGAAGGCGGATTTACTGCTTACAACACTGACACGGAATATATTACATAACTATGCAATGGACTTTTAAAGGCAAAACAGTAGAAACACTCCCGGAAGATTGCGAAGCATTTGTATATCTAATTACCAACAAGCAAAGTGGTATGAGGTATGTTGGTAAAAAGTTAGCAAAATTCAAAACTACTAAACCTCCGCTAAAAGGCAAAAAGAATAAAAGACGCGGAACTAAAGAGAGTGACTGGAAAGATTACTGGGGTAGCTCAGATAGACTAAACGCTGATGTACTAGCACTAGGTGAGGATCAATTTATAAGAGAGATTTTACACTATTGTCCTACTAGAGGCATTGCTAGTTATATAGAAGCAAGAGAACAGTTCGAAAGAAAAGTTTTACTTACAGATGATTACTATAACGGTATTATCAATGTTCGAGTAGGCGGTTCTGCTGTTCTTAAAGAACATTTTTCCAAAAGCAAGTAGAGGTTTCGAAAATCATGCAAGAACAATTGACAGAGCGATAACTATATATTGAACTACAACAAAAACATGGCATAACAGACACCAAGTCTAATTCTTAAACACACCGACACCAAGTCTAATTCTTAACACACAAACAACATATACGGTTGACGGGCCCTTTATTATTCCGTTGCGAAATCCATTCTGATGTGAGATGGTAAGCCAAGCAGTGGTTGTTATGCAATTCTTAGCACTACCCGGTTATGCCGGATGCTGAAATGTCTACCCTATGGTACGAAACATTTGCTAAGTCTAAATAGTTGAAAAGTTATTGCAATACTTTGTATTTCCATCTTGAAGCGAGCTGGAATTAAAAATCGACACAGGTAATGGTAAGGTCAGAGCCAAACAAAGTGCAAAACATAAATACCTGTCTTCGTTTACGGCTGACGCATACTCGCATGAGGTCAATTTTTTCATAATGGAGCCACTTAGGTAGGCTTCATATGACCTCGATATCTGCATGAAATCGTTGTTATTAAGTTCATATAAGTTCATGTGTAAATTGTTTCTTATTAAAAAACTTTCAATCAAGTGAATGATATGAGTGAAACGAATGAATGAACGTAGATTGGAAAGACACGAAGTGTCTCTTAACTTAATGCTATACTATAAATTTGTTAGGGTTATTTCTAGAGGGATTCTAAAACTGAATGATAAGAGATATTAAAACTCACTTGACTCTTTTCCAGATTTAATTTGATTGTATTTGTTGATAACTTTTACTGCTAGAGCACGTTCATTAGAGGACATCATTTGAGTGTCAAGCCAAGATATACTACCGCCACTGTACACAGCAATTTCTATTAGGCTTTTTTCTAATGTATCAGCTTCTGAGCGGAGTCTGTTGAGGAACTCCAGAATGGCCTCGGGGTTTGCGTTTGCTAAGAAGCTGTGGAAAAATTTACAGGATCGAATGCAATTTCTTTTTCGTATACTTCATCACATTCTTCGCATTGTAGTTTAAATGTTTTGTTAACACCTAATTTGTTTATCTCTGTTATTTCTGTTTCTATTTGCTTACCGATTGTTGCATCACAGTTATTGAGGAATTCTGTTATGCTCTCGGAATCAGTAACAACAAAATCTTCACCATCTGGCAATTTGCCACTAATACTGCTAACAGCGTTAACAATAAGAGAAAAGTTTAAACCAGCGATAGCCATAAAGTTTTTGTTAAATGCTTCTAGTTGTTCATACTCGTCGTCAATCTGTTGCAATGCTTGTAAACTTCTAGAAGTTTTAAAATTTGCAATTCCGGCTTGTATAGTGTTCTCATATAAAAAAGGTCTAACACTTATAGATAATCCTGAATCTGTTTTAACTAGATAATCTTCTTGTACAGATAGCATACCGTCTAAACAGTTCTCAACACTGGCAACACCTTCGTTGTCGTGTTTGCATTCCGGACATGGTCCTGTGACTTTAATGTCATCACCGTATGTAGCACCTTGGATTGCAATAAGCAATGTGTCTACATCGTTGCTGATCATTTTTCTTGCATTTTTAATACACGGTATACAACTTGTGATTACTTGACACACTGCTTCACCGTTAAGTAACGCATCTGGGTTCTTCATAATCATTTCGTCTTTTGCAGTCATTGGAAAAATAGGCAGTTCGCCCGTTTCTGGCCAATCGATTACATCGTCATTATAGTATTTGCCACCTGTTGGGATAACTGTATACATTTTAGGTGCTCGATAGTAGCCTGCTAACGGATTACTTTTTTTATTTGCCATATTAAAACTCCTGTTAATAAAAAGGATAAATAGTACTATAAGATATACTAGTTATCAAATACTATTTATCATCATAAAAACGGTACTTTATTTAATATGGCTGAAAATGTAAACATACCTCTAGGCGACGGAACTAATTTCCAAGCACCTGCTTGGGCAACAGAGACCACGTTAAACGCAATATTAAGTGCAATTGATGTGTTGGCAAAAACTTCAGAAGCAGACAAGAAGGCATTAAAACAAATTGCCAAAGATACTGCTGACGGTAATGATGTAGATAAAGACTTACTGGCACAAATAAATGCCTCGGGTGCTACTCAAAAGAATTTGCTTAAAGAAATGGAAGAAGGCAATAAAGAAAACCGTACCATGTTCAGTGGACTAAAAGGTTTATTTTTAGGTCTTGGGGCGACCATTGGTACATTAGCAACTAGTGCCTTTTTGTTAGCAAAAGGCTTAGGCGAAGATACTAGAAATTTAGATGGCGGCCTGGCAATAGATTTAATAGATTCAAATGCTATAAACTTCTCTAGAAACTTACGAACCTTGGGTATTAGTGCTGATGACATCGCAGGAAAAATGGGTGCGGCATCAGAGACTATTGCAGTATTAGGTAGAAATCAATACATTGATATGACCAATGCGATCATGGGCCTAACTGGCGCAGGTGCAAACTTTGGCAAATCATTAGCTGAAATAACAGATGCATTAGACGAAGATTTAGCGTTGCAACAATCAGCTGGTATTCTTGGAAATCTTAATGATGGTTTACAAGCAAAACGTTCAGCTAACCTGTTCGAAATGCAACTAAAATCAACAACAATGCTTGGTAAATCTATCGATGATATTAGAAATGCTGGCAGAGATTCTATAACAGACAATGGTTCAATACAACTGTTGTTACAGTCAATGGGCGA